CAGGCGTAGAAATCCTGTAAATATGATACTTTATTTGATTTTTTTACTATCGTCAACAGATTTGACAGGTCTTCCTGCTTGCCATAAATCATCTCTAAATCGACCCTTATAACAATACTCTCCAACATGAGTTATGGGAGCATCTATGTAAGCGTATACCTTACCACCTATATCCGTCCATCTTTGACAAAACCCAAAGTCTTCTCCAAAATATCTTTTAGTTTTAGGGTCATGCAATGTGTCAAATAAATTGTACATATTATCTTTTTTAACCTCTTTACCATTAATATTAGTAGGCTGATATATTTCTAAATGAGGATATTCTTCAATCATTTTATCAAATACATTTCTTTTAATCAACATACATCCAGTTGGAGCATGGGTGAGCTCCATTAATCCCTGGTTCACGGTTATTGAATTAGGGTCCTCTACTTTAACAGGAAAGGTAAATCCTGCTGTAGCCAAGTCTTTTTCATTATTGATAGCATCTTCTTTGGTGTTAAGTCTTCGCCATATCTTATCCCAACTTAAAAGTTTCATAGGATAAGGTAAACTAATTATGTCTTTATCAAACTCTAACATTTTAAAAATAGGCTTGTGATCAAAATCAATGTCAGAGTCTATAAATAATAAATGAGTATATTTATCTTCGTGATTTAAAAATTCTGCTACACATAAGTTTCTACCTTGTGTAACTAGAGATGATTTAAGTAATGTAAAACTACATTGTATTCCTTCTTTAGAACACGCCATTTGAAACTTTAACACAGCTTGACAGTAATGCATACTAACATCACTATGACAAGGAGTGCATACCATTATCTTGTGCGGTGAAGTACCTAAATTTATTTCGGTTACTTTATTTTCTACCTTATTGGTTTTAATTGTTTGATAGGTATCATCATTTGCTGTTTCGGTTTTATCTACGTTAAACCATATGGGTTCATTTGGCTTTGGCATTAAGAGCTCCTTTTAAAAATGTTGTCCACGCAGATGCTTGTTTAGGCCAAGAATAATATATCTGAGTGTAATTAGCTTGAGTGGTTAAATGACTATGTATCTGTGGCTCGTGTAAAGTTTCTGCAGCGGCAGCAATACCATAGGCAAACTTTTCTGCTAACGCTTTGTAATTACTGTCATAAGGAATATACATTGGAAACTCTGCTCCTGTTTCAAACAAAGCTCCGTAATCAGTTACTATACTATATAAACCCGCAGACATTGCTTCAAGTAAAGATATACATGAAGTCTCTTCAAAAATACTAGGATAAGCATACATGTTATAATCTGGTAAATGTTCTCTAATGTATTCATTTGGTTTATAACCAATGTAATTTACATTAGGTAAAGACTCAGCTTGTTCATACAATGCTCTATAATTGTAATCATTTTGTTCATGAAACTCTTTACCATATACCTCACATGAAGAATAAACATCTAAAGTAATTAATGGGTTTTTAATTAATTGCATTGCACCAAGTAAAACAGATAATCCTCTCCAGGGGGTGTTCTGATGAATTATTCTAATAGGTTTACCTTTTTTATAATGTGGAGATTGTTTTATTTTTTCAACTCCATTTTTAATAACCACACATTTTTCAGTGGGGATACCAAACATCATTCTAAATTTTTCATAATTCCAATGAGAATTAAAAACATACCAATCATATTTGTGATGATTAGCTTTATTTTTAAACCAAGGATATAAATTAGGTTGATCGTAAGAATTTTTTTGCCAAAGTACATTAAGTTTATTAGGATCTAAGGGTACTTTACCTGGTACACTAGTACAAATTTGTACTTGATCTAATAAATTTTTATCTACGTATTGATGTAGAAAACCTAATTGTAGTTCGGTGCCGCCTTTAGGGCTTTGGTTTCTTATTTTCATTCATAACTTTCTGGAAAACATCCAATCCTTTCGGTGAGATCTCGACTGTAACATCTGTTACAATATCAGGACCCTCTACTTTCTCTTTAGACGTTTCGCCTGTTTTTGTGTTTCTATAAATTGTTATGGTTGTACAATCTATTTTATGTATATTATCCGTTTTCATTCTCTCTGTTTATAAGCGCGTAACTTACAACACCTGTTATTTCATTTGCTGTTCCCGCTTGCATTTTTATAGCATCACCAGCTTCTAAATTCAAGGTGTTTTTTAACATGTTAACAGTCTCTTTATTTAAACCCTCATGACCAATAATGACATCACTGCCTCCTGATTTTTTTAAAAATAAATCAGTATCCACTGAACTAGCAGTATTGTGAACTGCTTGAACCGTTTTTACAATTGCTACCGCAGATACAGATATATTTAAAACTGTAGTCAAATTAGTTGTGCTCAAATTAAACACTTCGTTTCTATATTGTATTGTCATGATAAAAAATAATTAAAAGTATCTTGTTCGTTTTTTAAATCTTCTTGAAAAGAAAAGTTAAGTTGTTGTTTCATAGTTGTCATGGACTCAATAATTTGTCTTTGGTTTTCGACATCATATTCTAGTTTTGGTTCTGGTATATAGTTAGTTAATTTAGCCATTACGCTCTGTTTATTTTTCTTAATGTTTTAGCAAATCTAGCTCTTTGACCTAACTTGCCTTTTGCTTTAGCTGCTTTATTTAATTTATCTAAAGGTATCTTTTCACCTTTTTTAATATTTAAAGTCTTTCTTAAAGAACCTGGTTTTTTAATTGCTTTTTTAATGTTTAGTCTTTTTGTCATTATCTTCTCCCGTCTGGTTGAGCATCCATTCTAAAACTACCATAACGCCAAGTTTCACCTGCAGCATCATTCTCTATTTTTAATGATAGTAGTCTTCCTCTTGCTCGAGTATCTACTTTGTCTGTAGTAGAAGTTATTGTAAAGGGACCTAAAGGTGAGCCTGTTTGAGCGTCAGAAGGATAATCGGATATAAATAGTGTTACCTTAGAGTTACCTACTAAAAATTTATAGTCAGGCATAAATCTTCTCATTGACATAAATAATTCTCCATCATCAATATCAAAATCTCCAGATCTAATAAAAGCATTAATTGAAGTTCTACCGGAGCTATTGACTTGATCGTTTCCTGTTTCATGAACATAGTATATCGATGCTCCGTATAAATTAGTAATACCTAATATATTTGGAAACACTGGAGTAGTTGTTGATTCATAATCAGTTGCATAAGGTTTGTTAAATACACCTTGGTCTTGATAAGTAGTTCTATCTAAAGACGAAGTAGTCCAAACATTTTCTTGATAGTTATAGGTCACACATCTGTCTATTTGTTCTGATCCATCTTTTGGATAAAACCAATTTACTTCAGTATATAAAGAATTAGGTGCAGAATAAATGACATCAGATGCATTAAAGTTAAGACCTAGATTTCCATTTTGTGTTGTAAATACAAAATCTTCAACTAAACATGGAAGAGCTTTTACAGTACCGTCATACATAAAAAACCCGCCTTCATTAGACATCCAATACACTGCGCCATTAACATAACTTGCTGCGTGTTGTCCTATACACCCGCAGTTAGTACCCGCTTGTCTGACACTAAAAGTAAAAGGAGGACCTACAAATTGAATAACATAAGCAGCTGAATCTGTTAGCACAAAAACATAATCTTTACCTTGTAGGGCTGCTCTTATTTGGTTACCTGTATCTAATCTAAAAGTACCAGCTGTATTAGTTGCTGTGGGTAAATAAGTATTTAAATCTTCTTGGTTTGAGAATCTTACAAACATTGGATCTTGTGTAGCGGTATTACCAATAGTTGTTTCTGTTCCAAAGTGAAATAAATGTCTGTCTCTGTCTGAGACTAATGTAAATCTGCTTGCTGTTGGATTACTTGTTGTTACAAAATTAGATGTTGATTGAGAAGCTCTTATTCCTCTTGCACCAGATGCTCCTGCGTTCCAAGTAAATGTTTTGCCATTAAATATAGTTGCAACAAGAACTTCTCCAAAATTATCTAAAGACCAGTTTCCTGGATCTAAAACTACACTACTTGTAGATCTTTCAGTTCCCCAAGTTTCAGCCCCCCAAGAAGAAGTTCCCCAACCATAACCTGTTGTTTGAGTTGTGGGTCCTACTTGAATATATGGAGTGACAGTAGTTGCTCCTGCAGCTGTCATTCCGGTTCCAGTTTCTGCGGTAGAAGCTTGAATTGTAAATTTATCTGCCGTTGGAACGGTTAAAATTTCATAAGTTTGATCTATGATTTGTGTAGTAAAATTTGAAGCTGCAGTTATTGTGGACACAGATAAAGTTATATATCTTCCAACTTTTAATCCATGAGATCCTTTATTAATAGTTATAGTTCTTGATCCATTAACTGTGGTAAATGTACAACCTGTAATTGCTGTATCTAATGGAGTAATATCAAAAAAAGCATTACCGTAATATAAAAATAAACCTTGAGAAGTTCCAATAGCAGCATAGCGTTCACCTGCTAATGAAGTCCAAGCTAATTGAGCTCTAGCTGCACCAGGCAACGTTTGAGATGCAGCAGTTAATTGTTCCCATCCACCTATTTTTTCAGGTGCTGTATATCTAAAACGTACAAAATCTCCATCTACCCATTGTCCAGGAAGAGCTGAAGGTACGCTTTGTTTGTTGAAACCAGGTGCAAAATCTACTTTTTTTAAGGCCATAGATGTGTTATATATTAATTATGAAATAATGAAAGCGAGAAAAACTATCTATAAAATGTTACCTACAATACAAATAAAAGACAATTTTTTAACTGAAAAAGAATTAAAAATAATACAAAGTAATGTAAATAATAATTTAATTTTAATAAAAAATGGAAAAAATTAAATGAACGAAAAGACAGTTAATATAAACAATTTTATTGGCGTGTATGATAACTATATTATTAAAGAAGAATGTAGTAAAGCTATTAAATTGTACGAAGATCAAAACAAAT